TCAGTTAGCATTTTCGTTAGCATTTTGCGCAAAAAATCCGGCCATAGCGTTTTCTGCCTTGACCCGGTCAGCGTTTGCGATGTGCGTATAAATGCGTATCATGGTCTGGTTGTCTGCCCATCCGCCGAGCTGCATCATCTCCAACTCCGGCACGCCGAGGTGATACCCCAGCGACGCGAAGCTGTGCCGAAGCCCGTGCGTGCCGACCTGCGGCAGCCCATTGCGCGCGCACACGCGGTTGATCTGGTGGTAAATCGTGTTTGGGTTACAGCGCACGACCGGCCCGGACTTGTCCTCGACGGCCTCCAGCGCGGCCAGCAGCTCCGGTATCATGATAGGGATTGTGCGCGTGGAAGATCGGTTTTTGTTGGATGCCTTTTGCTGCGGCCGCTGATCCTCGCCGATGACGACCGCACCGGATACGCGGATCGTCTTTGCGGTCAGGTCTATGTCCGACCAGTTAACCGCCATGATCTCCGAGCGGCGGAGGCCGTGCAGCGCCAGCAGCGCGGGAATGGCAAACGGCTCGTTTGCAACGTCCGCCACGAATACCCTGATTTGCTCTGGGTCGAGCCATTGGCGCTCGTTCGGCGGCACTTGCGGCAGCGTTACCTTGGGCACGTCGTACCCGCCGAATTTCAGCGCTGCCGCCACCATCATCCACGCATTTTTCAGCGTCTTCGGTTTCACGCTTTTTGCCTCGTCGCTCACAATCGCCTGCCAGTTCGTGATCTCACGGACTGGCTTTTTCATTTGCGCGGTGAACCGATTCCGGGACATGGATTTGTATTCTCGTATCGTTGATGGCGATAGTACGCCGCGCTTGGCGTCGATGTACGCCGTCACGCACTGTTCCAGCGTTTGCGTACTCTTGCAGGGGAGACGCTGCCCGTTGCGGTAGTCGGCCTTGATCTTTTCCGCCTGTTTGACGCACTCTGTCCGCGTGTGGGCGGATACTGGTATGCTTTCGCCGCCGAGCCGCATCTGAATAAACCATGTTCCACTTTTCAATTTTCGTGGCTCAGGGACTTTCAAGGCAGTTCCTCCTTTGCCCTTGTGCTTTCACTTGCCTGCTGTTGCGAGCTCAATTTCTGGTTTCGGAACTGGGTGATTCGATTTCCACGGTGTGTTGATTCCGTCGATATGTTCGAATAGATCCTCGCGGATATTGCTCCACATGGGGTCCAGAACAAAATCAATGCCTTCTCTTCGCGCCAGCTTTGCGGCCGGAACAAAGTCGCTATCTCCGGCAATAAGAATGATTTGGTTGACCTGCTTTTTATATGCGAGAGAAGCAATATCGACGCCGATTTTCATATCAACGCCTTTTTGCTGCGAATTGAATTCAAAATCATTCTCTGTCAGGGAATCCAGGGTTCTCTTCCCGGAAAGAAGGGCTTTCGTGACTTCTGGCTTAAGGTTGTAATTCATGTGGTCAGCGAGATGCCCTAAACGGAGAGCAAATTTCCGCATCTGCTTAAGTTGGTCAAAGAAAGCGGTGGTCCATGCCTGGGTATCGGATTTGTCAAGGTCAACATTTTTCTTGCGTAGCGGATGATATACGCTCCTGCGCCCGGCAGGTTCACAGTCATAGTAGAATACGCGGTAGAGTGAGTTGGGCTCATAGTTCTGGCCTTTGTCGCTCTTTCTGCGAAGATGGGCCTTACAATAGGAAGATAGCTCTCGGGCTCGTTCTTCTGCTGTTCTTTCTCCCCATAGATAGCGCGCTCGCTTTCGATAAAATCCGCCATCGACCAGAATAGCTGTCTTATCCATTTCTCTATGTCTCCAATCAATAAAAAATAAGGCTCCAGGATTCAGCGTTACCCCATATGAGCGGGGTGCTTACTACCAGGAGCCAATTTAGCAAAGTTATTTAACAGAGTAAATATTACTCTTGGCTTTAGGTTAAATGTTTTTTCCTCAAATGTCAAGAGTTAACTGGCTCAAAGCGTAAGAAAATTTACGAAATGCTCGGGAACTGCGTGAAACTTTAGGAAAATCTCCGAGTTTGTATGCTTGTCTCGCGGCACTTCATTCTCCCTTAGTCAGTAAATGCCGCCTGTACAGATCTTTCAGCTCATCGGCGGTGTAGTTCGTGCCGAACCGGCGATTGATGAGGCCGCGCGTGAGGCCCCAATTCCAGCCGTATTTGTGGACCATGCGGTACATGATGCTATAGATTTCTGTCTGCATGCGTGTCCCCTCCCAAAAACGAAATACCTTCAATTCCGCCCGGGCGCACAGCACCCGGGCGGTTGTGATTATTTCGCTTTTTCGAGGCGCACAGTTTTGGTGGTGCCGAGAGCCGATGCCTCGTAGCTGATCTCACCTTTTTCATATGTGAACGTCTTGGTATCATCGCCGGACGCCAGCAGAGCGGAGTCAGTTTTCTCCTTGTCGTTTACAGATTCCCATGTATAGGGTTCATCGGGCGTTTCCGGAGCAACGAACGTTCCGGCCCAATATAGGGACTTGGACTCGCTGTCCGTGTTGACCCAGTAGATTTCGATCGTGTCGCCGCTGATGGTGGCCGCCTGGTAGCTTTCCTTCGAGTCCGAGTTTGACTGCACCCATTCACCCGCCAGATCTGGGAGAGTGGCGACTTCAGGCGTCTTTGTGTCGCCGCCGTTCTGGCTGCCGCACGCCGTCAGGCACAAGACCAGAAGCACGGCTGCGATGATGGACAATAGGCGGCTTTTTGCGAATGTTTTTTTCATAGACATTCTTCCTCTCGTTTTTCTCACCGTTAGGCGGATAATGTACGATAAAAGGGACTGTGCCGTGCCGCCGCCCCTGCGCATAATAAGCGTGCAAGCACATATGATGACAGACTCGAAGGGTTATACATTCTTGTTAATGCCGTAAAAAATCTTGCCTCGGTGCAGGTTGCGCTTGTAGTAGCAGCGCGTGGATAGCTCTTGATCTGGATTTACGCAGTTGCCAGCATCGCTGCATGCCTCGTAGCGAGAGCAGCAACCGAAATCTGTGGGCAGCGCATCGATCATATCATTGAGAATTGCGGAGAGTAGCGGTGCATAGCCGACGATCGATTCCGCATTGGTGAGAGGCAGGCGCACATAATACGGATCCGACTTGAGGTGAGATGAGTCAATATCCGCTGGAATCATTTGTTCGTATTTGATTGGGATAGCTGCATAGCTTTGCCTGCCACGGATGCTGATGCGGCACACAAGATTGTTTTCGCTCCCAAGGTATAAGGAACTGTATTGTGCGCCGTCGGCCTTGAAAATAAGCATGTCCGCGGGCGTAGTCGCGTTGCGCATTGTCTCGATGAGTGCCGGCTCAATCAGCTTATATGCTGCGGTTTCAGCCGATATCTCATCCAACATATCCAGAGTGATTTGCTCTATCATACTGTTGCCCCCATATCCGCGAGCTCCAAAAACTCGCGCTCATTGATGATTTGTATTTGCGCTTGCCCATTACTGTTGAGCTCGTGCGCCTTGAGTTCTTTTGTGCTGTGTCCGCTTGCACCGACGGCATCCGGATCTTGCTCGCCGAGGACTAGATAATGTACTTTTTTGGACACGGATGATTTAACGGTTGCGCCGCAGTTTACGGCAATCTGCATCGCTTTTCTGCGGTCGATGCTGAGTTCGCCGGTAAAGACAACGTTTTTGCCATAGAGGCGATTGCATTTGTCGATTGTGCAAACTGTTGGTGAGATGTCGCGTGGCTGAGGCGCATTTGAATATTTCTTATAGTACGACGGCTCGTGTGCTGGTTTGCGCACCGGCTCATGCGCTGGAATAACATTAGCGTAATGATGGAGGCCTATGTCTGGAGAGGTCGCAAGGTATTCCCAGACGGACAAGCAGCGACTGTTTTGAATTCCTGCGACGGCAATCATTGCGCATACCTGCGCATCGTCAAGTGCGTTGTGATGCTGCCCAAGCTGGATGTGTAGCACATCAGCACAGTGATCTAGCCTAACCTTAGCGATGCCGAGAGAATGAGCAACGTCCAAAGTGTCAACGTATATAAAGTCAGCAATCTCGTAGCTCAAAGACTGCAGCAGAACTGTCATGTCAAATTGGGCGTTATGCGCAAAAACGGGCGTGTGCAGTGAAAACATACTGGAGATATCAGGCCAAAGCTCGTCCAGCGTTTTGGCATTTGCAACATCATTGTCCGTAATGCCGTGCACAGAAATATTGTAAGGATCAAATCCGGCCACGCGCGGCTTGATGAGTGAGTAATATGTATCAACGATACGCTGGCCGGACACGGCTGCAATGCCAACAGAGCAGGCGCTTCCGCGGCTCGCATTGGCCGTCTCAAAGTCAATAGCTAAAAAATCGTAGCTCATATTCAACTTCCATCTTTCTTTTGCGTTGGTTTTATCGTAAGGAGATATAAAGCAATTTTATCATTTTATGGCTTGAATGTCTATTCTTTCTTTGATGTACGATAAAAGGGACTGTGCTACACCGCCGCCCCTGCGCATAATAAGCGCGGAGGCGATGAAAGGTGAACTATCAAGACTACAAGGACGCGCGCGATGCATCGTGGCGCATCCTGATCGACTGCGAGGTGACAGAGCTGCCGGTCAGGATCAGCGGCGTGTGCCGCGCGCTGGGTGTGTCCGTGCGGCGGTATACACCGGCCGAGCGGGACAACAACGACGGCATGTCCGCCATCATCGGCGGTGCGCCGACGATCATGGTGTCCAGACTGGCAATTCCCGCGCGGCAGCGCTTTACGTGTGCGCATGAGTTAGGGCACATCATCCTCGGGCACGTTGGCCGGTATGACCTCGTGTGCCGAGAGCCGGAGCCAGGTGACAATCCCATCGAGCAGGCGGCCAACGTGTTTGCCTCGCGTCTGCTTGCCCCGGCCTGTGTGCTCTGGGGCTGCGGCGTGCGGTCTGCCGAGGACATCGAGCGTCTGTGCGACATCAGCCGAGCGGCTGCCGAATTCCGCTGGTCGCGCATGCAGGAGCTGTACCGGCGGCAGCGCTTCTTAACCTCGCCGCTCGAGCGGCTGGTATATGCGCAATTCGAGGATTACATCAAAGGTCATCGGCTTCGGGGAGTTGGTCAATGAGTGTTTTCAGAGCGGCGACCTGGTCGTCGCTCAAATTTTTTTCGATGAAGCTTCCGTCGCGGCCGGCGATGCGGACGACGTTTTTGTGATTGTTAAGCTGCGCGTTTCCTTGCTCATCATTCCATCCCATGAGATATGCAGCGGATACGCCGACCGCTTCCGCGATTTTTTCCAGCCGATCGAGCGGGATATTCGTTACTTTTCCAATTTCGTATTTATAAATAGTCTGCTTAGTGGTGCCACATTTTGAGCCGAGCTCTTCTTGTGTGAGGTTTGCCGATTCGCGTGCGGCCTTGATTCTTTCTCCGATTGTCATTGCAATGTCACCTTTCTTGGTCTGTAACTCGATTGTATCACATTTTTTTCGCAAATCAAGTAAAAAATGACTTGACAAGTCACCGGCCGTGGTGTAAAAATATAAGTAACTTAAAAAGTTACCAACGGAGGTGAAAATATGAACGTGGCAAAACTCAGGGGAATCATCTCGGAACGGGGGATGTCGCAGAGAGAAGTCGCAAAAGCGATTGGAATCAGCGAGAAAACATTCTACACAAAGATGAAAAATGGGAAGTTCGGGACAGATGAGGCCGAAAAAATGATAGACCTCCTTCGGATTGAAAATCCCGCAGATATTTTTTTGCGCTCGCAGTAACTTTGTGAGTTACTAAGCAAAACCATCCGCAAGACTTTGCAGATGGTTTTGACAAAATTCATTCGATTGATTGGAGGCGAGAACATGAGAAAAATTACTGTCCTCGACTTTTGCAGCCAGATTGGCGCGGCCAGCGATAAAATCCCCATTGTGGTGAAAGATGGCATGCAGGAGATTGGCCGTTTCAACAGTCTGTACAACATCCCCGCCGTGGCCGCGCCGGGCGTGCTGGACGCTAAAGTCAATTTCGTGACGCTGAAATGCTCCGAGATTATCATCCAAGTCAAATTAAAAGACTACAACAGCAAGCTGTAACTGCATGACCGGCTGGCCTATGCATATTGTCAGGGAATGAACTGGGCGGAGAATGATAGCCATTCCTTTATGGTGTCGACGGGCAAATTCTCCATGAATATGATGCCGGAATCGGTAAGCGTGTAATTGCCGCAGATGTCTGTTTTTACATATTTCGCGTTTGACAGCTCTGCCAAGCTGTCGGAGACGGCTGCATCAATGGCGGCGGCATCGTGTGATTCGGTATCGAAATAAACCGCGGAGGATTTTGCTTCTCCGCTTGCGCGCCTCGATTTATAGGCTTTGTAGATCGTAGCGAGAGCCTTTTTCGCGTCTCTGGTAAGTGTGTGATCCATGAATTTTCCCTCCTTACTTCAGCAGTTCTATTCCAGCTTGGAGGATGAAGGAGGAAATGCTGGATATGGCAGCGTTGAACACACTTGGGAAATGAGACTTTAGCTTTTCCCATGTGGTCGGATTTTTCGTCAATTTCAAGTATTCAGTTCCTTTTGCCGAAATACCTGTAAAAACATATGAACGTGCTCCGCCCTTGAGTGCTGTGCTGCGCGGGATGGGCAGATTGACTAGCCCAAGCTTCACCAGATATTCCGCAGCATTGTAAATGTCGTCGGATGTGTAATTGCCGAGCGGCTCCTCATGAAGCACCTTTTTGAGCTTTATGGGCTTGACACGTTTTCCGGTACTGCTGATTTCAAGACAACTGTCGAGGTATTGCAGCAAATCACGGGCGCAATCTTCATTTACCATGAGTGGTACATCCTTTCATACGCAGAATTTCCATGTTTTCCATTTGCAGTATATCAGAGAGCGCCGAAGTTTTCAATATCAGCACATTTTTTTAAAGGAGAGAGGTACATATGCCAAAACTGAGGAAGCGCACCAGCCGCTATGACCAACTGCAGACGCTGCTCTATGGTCAGATCCGGGTGCAGGGCGTCAAGCCGGAGACCCTGATCGGCTGCTGCCGCCAGACGGCGGCGAACAGGCTGCAGAACATCGGCGGCATGACCATCAACGACCTGCTCGCGCTCGGGCGGGGATTGGATATCCCCATCGACACCCTGCGCGCAGCGATCAAATATCAGTAACGAGAAAGGAGAAACCAATGAAAGCAACAGGAATCGTCAGAAAGGTCGACGAGCTCGGCCGTATCGTGATCCCGAGGGAGCTGCGGCGGACGCTCGGAATCAACGAGAAAGACCCCGTCGAGATCTACACGGATGGGAAGGGCATCATCCTGTACAAGTACGCGCCGGGCTGTGCGTTCTGCGGCAGCGTGAACGACATCCGGTACATCCACGGCACGCCGGTGTGCAATATCTGCGCGAACAATATGCAGATGCTGTACCGCACGGCAGAGGGGAGGGACAGCAAATGAAGGTATTCGGAGATCCGCGCGCCAAGGCGAAGGTGCGCAAGTATATCACCTGGGGGATCGAGGACGGTATCGTCTGCGCCTCCTTCATCGCCGGCATCGCGCTCGCCGGGTGGGTGTTCCACATCCTCTTCACCGCCCTCGGCGTTGCATGAAACGTTCGCAGGTCGCATACCTGTCCCCGGAAGAGCTGGCGAAGCGCCGCCGGCATGACCGCTGGGCAGCGCATGGCCGCGCGCGGGTGGCGCTCCCGGGGCGCAAGGCCGTGGTCGTACCGTGCGCATCGCCGTTCGCGGCAATCCAGTGCGCGGCGGAGCTGTGGGGCGTCCCATGGCAGGAAGTCGTCCACGGGGCGCGCGTCATGTGGGCGCCGCCGGAGACATAAAAAGACACCGCCTGCGAAAATCGTCAAACCCGCAGGCGGTGAAAACCCAATAGCGCACAGGGCGCGCTACACTATATATATTATAGCATACAGTTGCCCGCCCTGCAAGCCGAAAAACGCTGACGCCGCAAGGCGTTTTCAGCTTCGGTAAGACCAATTACTAACTCGACCGGAGACAGGGAGGCAATCATGCCGTATGTACATCGCACCGTCGTGTGTGGGGAAACGGTCGAGCACCGCAAGATGTATTCATCCCGCGTGCACAGCAAGGAAGTCAAGCCGCGCAAGCGATCATCCGAGAAGGAGACCTCCAAGCGTCAGGAGCGCATCAACGAGCGCGTGGCCGAGGAGCATCTGCGCTGGCTCATCAACTGCAACTACCATTATGGCGACTTCCATCTGGTGCTGCACTACTGGTGCAAAACCATCACATTAGAGCAAGCCGAGCGGGACAGAGCCGCGTTCTTCCGCGAGCTGCGCAAGGCCTACGCCAAAGCGGGCAAGCGCCTGAAATACATCGCCGTGCTCGAAACCAAGCACATGACGAACGTGCATCATCACATCCTCCTGCCGCGCTTTGACGCGCAGATCATCGCCGCCGCCTGGACAAAGGTGACCAATGGCGCGGGCTCTATCAGCTTCCAGATGTTCGATGACCGCAAGAACCACGCAAAGCTCGCGTCCTACCTCATCAAGGAATCACGCTCCACCATGCGCCGCTGCCGCGAGCAGGGCATCCGCCGCCGGCGGTATACCTGCAGCGCCGGCATGGCCAAGCCGGAGATCCGCTATCAGGTGACCAAGGCCGAGACGTGGAGAAAAGAGCCGAAGGCCAGACGGGGGATGCATCTCTATCGCTTTGACGATGGGTCGGAGTATAAGAGCGGCTGGCACGAACTGAGCGGCTGGCCGTGGCAGGAGTATTACGAGATCAAAGACACCGCATAGGAAGGAGCGCACACAATGGGAATCCGCATGGACAGCCTGCCGCCACGCTATCAGAAACAGGCGGCGCGCAAGCTGGATCCTGTGGCGTATGAAAAGGCGCTGCAGTTTTTCCACGCCGAGGAGTCGGCGAAAAACCCAGCGCGCCAGGCGCAGGGGAGCATCAGTCACGCGCTCGGCGAGAGCTTCGAGGCGCAGATCCTCACGGCCTGCGCGTATTACCGGGCGCATGGCATCGCGGAGATTGACAAGACGCCGGAGCCGATCAAGGTCATTTCCGGCCGGCATCAGAATCCGAGCGGCTGCTGGTCGTTCGAGGCGGTTTTCACCAAGCAGGCGCAGCCGGATTTTCAGGGCACGATCGACGGCGGCCGCAGCGTTGTATTTGAAGCCAAGGCCACGGACAAAGACCGCATCCTGCAGAGCGCGGTGACGCACGAGCAGGCATATGCCATGCAGTCGCACGCCCAGAAGGGCGCACTGGTCTTTGTGCTGGTGTGTCTGCGCGGTCGCGCGGTCTATCGCGTGCCGTGGGAAGACTGGCAGAACATGAAAGAACTATTCGGCCATAAGTACATGACGGCCGTGGAGCTGGAGCCGTACCGGGTGCAGATGCGCCGGGGCGTGATCCTGTTTCTCGGCGACGCAGGATAAAAGCGATAGCGAAAGAGAGGTATAGCTATGAACGAATTTTATGAGAAAGCCATCGAGCGGCTGCGCGATGACAAGGGACTGAGCGGAAACAAGGAACGCGCCATGGCGCCGGCCGTGCGCGAGGCGCTGGAGAAGTTCTGCGAAGAGGACGGCGAGTTTGCGCAGGCCGTGGCGCAGGGCGGGAGCTTCCCGGAGTGTATGCAGGCCGTGGCCAAAGGCGTGGGCGGGAGCATATCGGACATCGAGGCGTACCGCAAGGCGGTGCAGTTCTACTTCCCGGGCGCGGAGATCGAAACGACGATGCGCGTGCGCCTGTGCAGCGATGACGCGAAGCCGGAGGGACTGCTGCTGAAGCTGGACGATTTCTTCGGGGTGTGAGCCATGCGGTATCTGAAATGCAACCTGCCGCCGGAGCGGAACGAGGAGATCCTGGGGAAGTTCTGGCACTACCCGACGCAGGAGGAAGAGGATGCAGTGCACGATCTGTTCACGCCGCACGTGTTTTTCGAGACCTATGGCAGCAAGCGCGAGGCATGGGCAACGTGCTGCCGCCAGCATGGGATCATCGGCAAGCGCGGGCCGAAGCACGGCAGCGAGGGAAACTGCCCGTTTTGCGGGCAAGTGGCCGTGTGGAATGCGATCGGCAAGTATGGAGAGCAGATGCGTTCCCTGCGGGAAGAAACACACGTGGCATTTTTGCGCAGGGACGGAGACGCGCTGCTGATCGAGGCGATGCAGATCGAGATCAGCTACACGAAGGGCCTGATCTATGACGGCATCTACTACGACATGAACTGCTGGGGGCAGAAAGCCTACTATCTCGCGCCGGGGACGGTGCAGATGTGGGTGCGGACGCGGGAATGGAGCTGCGGAGAGTGGACGCTGCCGTACTGGAAGGCGAAGGCGACGGTGTCAGAGCCGTTTCAGCCGAACATGATGGGCTGGGCGTGCTATCAGGGCGACTATACCGTGATCGGCACGGACGCACTGAGCGAGACGAAGGCGTGGCGCTACTGCCAGATCGAGGACTGGATGTGCTATGAGCTTGCGGAGGGCTGGGACGAGCCGGTGAAGTGGGCCGTGACGTATCTGGCGGCCTACGCGATGTGGCCGCAGATCGAAATGGCCGTGAAGATCGGCCTCGGGGACGCGGTGACACAGCTTGTGGTGAGCGGCGTGAAAAACGCGTGGATCCTGAACTGGAGTGCGCGAAATCCGGCAGACTTTATGCGAATGAGCAAGCAGGAGGCGCGCGCATGGCTGCAGTCTGGCGGGAACTTTGAGACGCTGAAAAGCTGGCGGGAGACCGCGCCGGAGCTGACACCGGATGTGTACATCCATCTCTGCCAGCGGCTCGGCGGGGGACGGATGGTGGAAGCGTGCAAGGAGTGCGCGGAGACGGCCGGCGTGAAGCTGGAAAAGGCGGCACGATATGCCGAGAGCAAGACGGGCGTGCAGCTGTGGGTGGACTATCTGCGCATGGCGCGCGAGCTGGGCTATGACCTGACGGAGGCGACGGTGGCCATGCCGAAGGACCTGCGGGAGCGACACGACGCGGCGGCTGATCTGCTGGAGATCCGGAAGGACCAGGCCGCCACTGCGGCCTATGCGAAGCGGTATAAGAAGCTGTGCCGGAAATATGAATTTGCTCTGAGCGGCTTGCGCATCGTGGTGCCGAAGAGCGGAAGCGAGATCGTGCGCGAGGGCAAGACGCTGCACCACTGTGTGGGCGGCTACGCCGCGCGGCACATGAACGGGAAGACGACGATCCTGTTTCTGAGGCACGAGAAGCGGCCGGAGCGACCGTGGATGACCATCGAGCTGACGGGGAAGGACACGATCCGCCAGATCCACGGATACAAGAACGAGGGGTATAACCATGCGCAGGACCCGGAGGAGCGGTACGCATGGTTTCTGGATGCGTGGCTCGGCTGGGTGCACGCAGGCAGCCGCCGCGACAAGCAGAAGCAGCCAATACTGGAAGCAAAGGAGAAAACGGCATGAATGAACTGACAAGGACGCCGGAGACCGTGGGCGCGGAGATCCGCGGCCTGACGGCGCAGGCAAAGCAGATGACGCTGTGGTTCGGCATTGAGATCGGCCGGCGTCTGTGCGAGGCGAAGGAGATGATCGGCCACGGGGAGTGGCTGCCGTACCTGAAGGCGCAGACGGAATTCAGCCAGAGCACGGCGTCACGCTTTATGACGCTGTACCGCGAATACGGGGCGCAGCAGCAGACCCTTTTTGGGGCGGAATCAAATTACCCAACGTTGAATAATTTGAGTATTTCCAATGCTTTGCGGCTGCTCGCGCTGCCGGAAAACGAGCGGGAGAGCTTCGCCGAGGAGCACGATGTGGAGCACATGTCGGCGCGGGAGCTGGACGAGCTGATCCAGGCGAAGAAGGCGGCCGAGGACGAGCGGGATCTGTACGAGCAGAAGCTGGCAGAGCAGATGGGCGCGGCGGAGCGGCTGAAAAAGGACGCCGAGACGGCGGCGCAGGAGGCCGAGGCACGCTGCCGGGAGCTGGCGGAGACACAGACGCAGATCCGGGCGCTGCAGGAGAACATCCGCACGCTGGAGAGCCGGCCGGTCGAGGTGGCCGTGCAGGTGGACGAGGGCGCTGTGGCCAAGGCGCGCGAGGAAGAAAAGGCGGCTGCGCAGAAAGAGCTCGAGCGGCTGGAGAAGAAGCTGCAGAAGGCGGAAAAGGCCCGCGAGCAGGCGGAGGCCACGGCCAAGGCCGCCGAGGACAAGCTGGAGACCGCCGCGGCGGACGTGGCCAAGGAGCGCGACGGCCTGAAGCTGGAGCTGCAGGAGGCGCGCCGGAAGCTGGAGATGAGCGATGTGACGGTGGCGCAGTTCAAGATTGTTTTTGACACCGTGCAGGGGAATCTGAACGACATGCTGGCGTTGATCGCCAAGGCCAGCGGCGAGAACCAGACAAAGCTCCGAGCGGCCGCGGAGAAGCTGGTCGATGCTTTTAAGGGCCGAATCGAATCGTGAAAGGAGGGCAACCATGAAAATCTACATATCAGGGAAAATCGCCGGTGATCCGGACTATAAGGGGAAATTCGCCCGAGCGGCTGCACAGCTTGAGCGGCAGGGCGCGACGGTCATCAATCCGGCCACGGCGCCGGAGGGGTTGGCCAAGCTGGACTATATGCGCATCTGCTTCGCTGAGATGGAGGCAGCGGACTATGTTGTGTTCCTGCCGGACTGGGTGGAATCCGCCGGCGCGAAGCTGGAACGCGCGTGGTGCGACTATGTCGGCGTGCCGACGGCGAATTGGGAAGCTTTTCGGGTAGACATGCTTTTGAGGAAGTCGCACGGCTGCACATTCCGCGAGCTGTTGGTGCTGGAGCATCCGGACAAGGTAGATGCGCTTTTCATCGGTGGATGTGCGGGATGCCCGGATGAATACGGATATGAGCCGGGAAACGGTACTGAATGTCTGTGCGAGAAGAACTGGAATACAAAGAAAAGCGTGCCGCAGATATGCGCAGAGTGCTGGGATCGCATCGTTCCGGGGAGCGAGGCGGTGTGAAATGATGGCTGACAAAGGGGGTGAGGATGTTGGACTGGAAGCGGGAGGCGGCTGATGAGCTGCGCAACTACATGAACCGAAAGACGGCAATTGAAAACATCAGAGATCAGATCGCTGACTTGGCAACGGAGATCACGAGTATCCGCAGTGCATCGGCGGATGGCAGCCCGGTCGCCGGTGGCTCAAACGGCAGGGACGATGCGCTCGTCAACAACATCCTGAAACGTGAGCGGCTGGAAGAGGCGCAGCGCTTGACCGAGAACCGGGTGCGCCGTGTGGATCGTGCCTTGAATCAGCTCTCTGAGCGGGACCGCTGTGTGCTGCAGCGTTTTTACATCACGCCGTGTATCGGCGGCGTCGAGCGGCTGTGCCGGGAATTGGCCATCGAGAAAACAACTGCTTACCGTTGGAAGGATTGCGCACTGCGGAATTTTACAATCACAATGTACGGCCTCACAGAGACGTGAGCGTAACGTGGGAAAAAATCGGGAACATTTTCACGGGAATCTGTGTTAAAGTGATATCGCGGGATTGCGAGAGAGACCAGTCCCGCAAGTCACTTTGTGATATACCTCTCTTCCTTTCTCCTTTGTTGCGGTCGCGCCCGACGGGGCACGTGGATCGAAATATCTCTGTCAGTCTCTCATTTGTGAAGCGCCGGTCCAGCTTTCGGGTTCCGGCGCTTTGCTGTGCGAATATTGTGGTTGCATATTCTCAAACAAGAATGTAAAATATAGGGGAACACAAGAAGCGGAGGGGTAACAATGGGATTCTTCAAGAGTAAAAAGGGAAGCATCATCAGCGACTATTTCTGCATCGAGGAAGACCTTGGCCAGTTCAAAAAGGGCGACGCTGTGGATGTCGCACTGTATGAAGATCATCTGGAGCTGCAGAAGGGTGTCGGGAACAAGGACGTGGCAACGCTGGCATACTCTCAAATCACGGACGTTTTCTACGGCTCGGACGTGCAGGTGCTTGTGAAAGACAAGTCGCCGATTGCGCGGGCCGTCGCTGGGGGTCTGCTGTTCGGAAGTACCGGTGCTGTGGTTGGCGCGATCAGCGGCGCCGGAAAGAAGGAAAAGAAGGTCAGGAGAATTCTCTTCATCATCAGCTATGTGTCTGCGGATGGGCAGGAATCTTTTCTGACGTTCCAGGATACGAGGCTGTATAAAGGGCCAAAGGTCGCGGCCAGACTCAAAAAGCTGTGCGGTATCGAAGCCGAGGCAAAACCGAGCGCGACTGCCTCTGTGTTCAAACTCTAAAGCGTATATATTCACTGGAAGGATCGGGCTTGCGCCCGGTCCTTTTCTTATGGGCTGGATACTGTGACACAAAAACAGTTTTACAAGACGCAAGCGTGGAAACGCGCGAGAAAAGCATATATCGATTACAGGCTCGCGCTCGATGGCGGTATGTGCGAGGTGTGCCACGATGAGCCGGGGCTGATCGTACATCACACTATCTGGCTGGATGATATCAATTGCAACGATCCGGATATCAGCCTGAACCCACGGCGCTTTCGGTACGAGTGCCAGACCTGCCACAACAAAGAGCGCGACCCGAGGAAGGCAACGCCAGGCAGGTGCCTGTACGGCTCAGATGGCGAGATCATCCGCAACACAAATTACTGACCGAGCGGTTGGACTCCCCCCCATCGCGCCGCGAAAAAACGAGGGTAGGGGACCGAGCCGGGAAGTTAAATTTTACTCCGCGCGCTACGCAAGGGGGTGTAGAAATGGCGAAACTGACCAAAAAGACGAGAGTTGACCGCGAAAAGAAGCGGCTGCAGGAGATTTTTAAGGATTTGGAGCCCAACAAGCTCGAAACCTGCCAATCATTGATTGACCGAGCGGCTTTCATTACCGTGAGCCTCCAAGATCTTGAGGTGCAGCTCAACGAAACCGGATGGGTAGAGCACTACCAGAACGGCGCCAATCAGGGCGGCATGAAAAAGGCTGCTGCCGCAGATGTGCACATCAGTCTGACGAAAAATCTGAACGCCATTACGAAGCAGCTGCTCGAGCTGGTGCCGCCGGCGCAGAAAGAGAGCCGCCTGGCGGAGCTGATGAACAAATGACGCCTTACGCAAATTTTATTCAGGAGTACTACCACAAGATGACGACCGGCGATGTCGCCGTCGGGAAGTGGGTGCGGATCCTTTACGAGAAGATCACCGCGGGCCTGCGCGATGGTCTTTTTTATTTCGACGAACGGAAAGCAAATCGTGCAATCGCGTTTATCGAGACGTTCTGCCATCACTGCGAGGGGCGCAACGATTTGATTCATCTGGAGCTGTGGCAAAAGTCGACGGTGTGCTTGATGTTCGGCATCGTGGACGGGGACGGCCTGCGGATCTTCCGAGAGGTGTTTCTGGTCATGGGACGCAAAAACGGCAAGAGCCTGTTTGCCTCCGCCTGTATCGCTTACATGGCTTACCTGGACGGCGAGTATGGCGCGAAAATTTACTGCTTGGCACCCAAGCTGGAGCAGGCGGCCATCGTATACGATAATTTCTTCCGCATGGTGCTTCAGGAGCCGGAACTTGCGCAGCTGGCGCAGAAGCGGCGCTCGGACGTGTATCTCGAGACAACAAACACGAGTATTCGCCCGCTGGCGTTCAATGCCAAGAAGAGCGACGGCTTCAACCCGCATTTGGCGGTGTGTGACGAAATTGCGAGTTGGCCGGCTGAGCAGGGGCTGAAACAGTACGAAGTCATGAAGTCTGCGCTCGGCGCGCGCAAGCAGCCCATGATCCTGAGTATCAGCACGGCCGGCTATGTCAACGATGGGCCATATGATGAACTGATGATGCGTGCGACGGCTGTCCTCATGGGCGCCAGCGAGGAGCGTAGGTTGCTGCCGATCCTGTATCTGATCGACGACGTGGAAAAATGGGACGACATCGAGGAGCTGCGCAAGAGCAACCCGAACATGGGCGTCAGCGTCTCCGAGGACTTTTTCAGAGAGGAGATCGCCATCGCGCACAACAGCCTGAGCAAACGCGCCGAGTTTATGACCAAGTACTGCAACATCAAACAGAGCAGCACGCAGGCATGGCTGCCGTTTGCTGTGGTGGATGCGGTGAGTGGCGGCGAGTACAGTCTGGAGGATTTCCGCAGCACCTATTGCGTCGGCGGTATCGACATGTCCCAGACCACTGACCTGACGGCCTGCTGCGTGATAATTGAGCGGGACGGCAAGCTGTACACTTTTGCAAAGTTTTTTATGCCATCGAATAAAATTGATGAGCTGCAGGAGCGGGAGGGCGTGCCTTACCGCATATATGTTTCGGCGGGGCTGATCCAGCCAAGCGGGGAGAATTTCGTGGACTACAATGACTGCTTTGAGTGGTTCCGCATGCTCGTCGAGGATTATGAGATTCTGCCGCTGCAGGTTGGTTATGACCGGTATTCCGCGCAGTATCTCGTGCAGCAGATGGAGCAGTACGGGTTTCACATGGACGATGTATTTCAGGGTGAAAACCTGACGCCGGTCATCCACGAGGTGGACGGTCTACTGCGCGATAAGAAGTTGCTGCTCGGCGCGAATAATCTGCTGAAAGCGCACTTCCTGAACGTGGGCATGAAGCAGAACGAAGAAACGCGGAAGATTCGACCGGTCAAGCTTGAACCGCGGACGCACATCGACGGCTTTGTCGCCGTCATGGATGCCTTGACGGTTCGCCAGAAATGGTACGATCAGATTGGCGAGCAGCTCAAGAATTAGAACAGGAGGGAGCCGAATGGGCGCATTTACAAAGCTTTTCGGCAAAGGAAAAGCGGCAAAACAGCTGGGCGGTTATTTTGAAATGCTTGACGGGTATACACCCGTTTTCTCAACATACGACGGCGGGGTTTACGAAATGGAGCTGACACGCTCCTGTATTCATACCTTTGCCAATCACTGCAGCAAGCTGACGCCGGTCGTCAGCGGCGCAAACACGAAAGCGCAGAAGGCGCTCCTGGACGGCAGGCCGAATCCGTTTATGACGTCTGCACAGTTCGTTTACAAGGTCGCCACGATTTACGATGCGCAGAACACGTGTTTTATCGTCCCTGTGCTCGACGGCTTTGAGAAACTGATTGGCTATTACCCGGTCAATCCGATGCAGGTGGAGATCATCGAGGTATCGGGCGAGCCGTGGCTGCGCTATACATTCCGCAGCGGGCAGAAGGCTGCAATCGAGCTGGCGCGCTGTGGTGTGGTCAGCAAATATCTGTACAGCAGCGACATCAAGGGCGAGAACAACGCGGCACTGCGTCCGACGCTGCAGCTGCTGAACGTGCAGAATCAGGGTATTGAAGAAGGCATTCGCAACAGCGCGAGCTTTCGCTTCATGGCTACGGTGAATAACTTCGCCAAGACAGAAGACCTGAAGAAGGAACGCAAGAAGTTCGTAGCTGAAAATCTCGGCCCGGACTCCGGCGGATTGGCCCTGTTCCCGAATACATACACCAATGTGCAGCAGATCAAGTCCCAGCCGGAGATCGTGGATCCGGAGCAGATGCAGATCATCCAGACGCGCGTGCTCAACTACTTCGGCTGCAACGAGGATGTGCTGCAGAATAAGACGGTCGGCGATGCTTGGAGCGCGTACTACGAGGGGAAAATCGAGCCGTTTGCCCTCCAACTGTCGCAGGCTATGACCTGCATGACATTCACGCGGGCAGAGCTTGCGCGTGGGAACTCCATTATGTGGAGTGCAAACCGGCTGCAGTATATGACCAACAGTGACAAGCTGCAGGTCAGCTCGCAGATGTTCGACCGCGGAATCCTCAGCACGAATGATGTGATGGACATTTGGCAACTGCCGCACGTGCCGGACGGGGACAAGCGATATATCCGCAAGGAGTATGCGGAGATCAGCAAATTGGATCAGGCTGTGCAGCCGCAGCCGGTGGAAGGGGAGGACAAAAATGACGCCGGAGAATAAGATTAAATTTAAGGCGAACGCGCAGGCGCGATCGCTTGTGCTGCTGCCGAAAAAGGAAGCCGAGAAGCGTATCGAAACGAACTACTACGTGGAGGGCTATGCCGCACGCTATGAGCCGTATGTGCTCTACTATGACGGCGATGAACCGATCTATGAGCGCTTTGAGCGCGGCTGTTTTGACAACTGCGATATGAGCGATGTCATCATGCAGTTTGACCATGCCGGGCGGGTGTTTGCGCGCAACACAAACGGCAGCCTGATCGTTGAGCCGGACGACGTGGGCTTGTTTATGGCCGCTGACCTCGGCCGCACCGAGGGCGCCCGCGGCCTGTACGCAGACATTGACGCCGAGATGATTACGAAAATGTCCTGGCGCTTCCGCGTCGGTGAGTACTACTGGGACGCCGAGACGCGCACGATCGTGCACCGCACAGTGAAGAAGATCTACGACGTATCTGCGGTCAGCATCCCCGCAAACGACAACACAGAAATCAATGCTCGCAGCTGGGCCGACGGAGTGATCAGCCTGGCAGCCCGGAGTGAGGCAGAGCTTGACGATAGGCGCAGAAGACTGCGCTTGAAAATCAAACTCAATTCACAGGAGGAATTCAACTATGAGACTTGATGAAATCAATGCGCGCCTGGCTGCCATCCAGCAGGAGGCGGAGACGGCCAGCGGCGACGCGCTGACCGCACTGGAAAACGAGGCCGCCGCCCTGACTGCGGAGCGCCAGCAGATCCTGAATGAAATGCAGGCGCGTCAGCGCCTGCGCTCCAACATCGCCGCCGGCATCGTGACCGGACGCACGATCGAAGCGCCGAGCGCTGCTGAGCCGACGCAGGCGCGCTTCACCGTTGATTCGGCGGAGTATCGCGAGGCCTACCTCATGCATCTGCAGGGCCGCAGCCTGAGCGCCGAGCAGCGCGCGGCGGTGACGGCTACTGCGGCGATCCCCACCCAGACGCTCAACAGAATTGTCGGCGTGTTCGATCAGAACCCGATCCTGTCGCGCATTACGATGACCTATATCCCGGGCAATATCACGATCCCCGTGGAGGGCACCGTGAATTCCGCAAGCTGGGTCGCCGTGGGCACGGCTTCCACCGATTCCGCTGATACGATTACCTCCGTCTCCCTTGGTGCGTACATGCTCATCAAGACGGTCGAGATCACTGCTGATGTGCAGACCATGTCCATCGATGCGTTCGAGACCTGGCTTGTCGGTCGTCTGGCCAATAAGCTGGAGGCCGCGCTGGACGCCGCGGTCTTTACCGGCACCGGCAGTAGCCAGGCGACTGGCATCCTGAAAACGCTGGATACGGCGACCGGCACCTTCACCAAGGCGAAAGCGACCTATGCGGATCTGATCAAGATCATCGCTGCGCTGCCGACTGGCTATGCGACCAATGCCGTCTTTGTGATGCCGCGCAAGCTGTTCTATACGGACGTGATCGGCATCACGGACACCCAGGGCCAGCCCGTCGTCCATGCGGATGTGGAGTCTCCGGCGAAGCACAACATCCTGGGCTATCCGGTGATCTTGGACGACAATCTGACCGCTGACAACATCCTGTTCGGCGAGCTGTCGTACTATCACATGAACATTGCCCGCGCACCGGAGGTTACCAGCGACGACTCTGTTGCGTTCCGTGCCGGATCCCGCGTGTATCGCGCCATGGCGCTGGCGGACGGAAAACTGACCGTGTCTGCTGCCGTTGTGCGCTTTAACCGCGCAACAACGGCCTGATCGTCATCTAAAGTGGGGCTGTAAAGCCCCACCGATGCCGTCGGAGAGGAGGAAACCATATGGAAATTGATCAGGGCCTCTTGACGAAGGTAAAAACCTATCTCCGCATCAGTCACACGAAGCTGGACGATGATGTGGCAGACTCCATCTCTGCCTGCCTGACGGATCTGCGGGTTTGCGGTGTGCGAAATCCATCGGAGAACACGGAGAATGTGATCGACCCGCTGGTGCTCAACGCCGTCAAGCTGTACTGCAAAGCGGAGTATACGGACGACACGGGCAAGGCCGCGGAGTACATGATCAGGTATAACGCGCTCAAATCCTGCCTGATGATGGCGAGCGGCTATCAGGAGGGAACAACGTGAACGAAGTCATCACACTAATCGGCAGCGCCGGCGAGCGGGATGTGTTTTGCCGTTTGGCGAGTATTGGCCAGCGGGAATATTACGAGGCACAGGCGGTTGATGTCTATCCAGAATGCAAGTTTATTTTGGCGGACTATCTGGAGTACGAAAACGAGCGGCTGCTGGAGTATGACGGCCAGCGTTACCATATACTGCGTACCTACAGGAACGGTCAGGAGCTGGAGATCACGGTCGCGCGTGCGTCTGCGGAGGAGAGCGGTATCTATGGTTAAAAGCATCCAAGTGGGCAATCTGCCGGATGCACTTTCTGATGCGCTGACCGTGTATGCGCAGGCTGTGATTGACCGTATCAATGATGTGGGCGAACAGTCAAGCGATAAGCTGAGAAGAATCACGAGGGCAACTGCGCCGCGTTCTAAGCGAAAAGATAGCTCATTCTACAAGAATATAGCTGTAAAGGCCGAAGATGCCGGCAACGGAATGAAGCGATATATCTGGTATGTGAAAGCCCCTGACCATAGGCTGACGCATCTGCTGGTGCATGGTCACGCGACCAGAAACGGCGGCCGCACAAAGGCGAATCCATTCCTGAAGAACGCGCTCGACGCTGTTTTACCGGAATACGAGCGCGCCGTGGAAGAAGCGGTGAAGGAGGCTGGACAAAGTGATTGAAGAAATCCTGACTGCATCCGGCATTCCTTTTCGCCAGGGACGTTATTTGAATCCGCCCTCGACGACCTATGCCGTCTATTTCGATGACCAGGAGGTGGACGGGGCAGACCCGGAGAGCGGCGTGGCGCCGATGGTCGTAAGCCACGACGTTTCCGTCGAACTGTATGAACCGGAGCGAGATCCGGAGGCCGAAGCGGCTATCGAGACCCAGCTCGCGGCGAGGGGCATTCACTGGACAAAGGCGGCGCGGTACTGGCTGCAGAGTGTGCAGCGGTATCAAACTGTCTACGATTTTGAATTCTACGAAAAAAGGAGGGCCACATAATGGCTAAAAGAGACAAAGATACGGTTACGCTGGGGTCAGGCAAAATCTATCTGCAAACATTCAGCGAGTCCATGCCGACGGTAGATACACTGTGCGTGGAAAGCAATCTGCTCGGCTATATCAAGGGCGGCGCGTCGCTGGAATATACCCAGGAGACCTACGAGGAGAAAGACGATCTCGGCTATGTGTCCAAGATCATCACGACCAACGAGGAGGCAGTGCTGAAGTGCGGTCTGCTGACGTGGAACGGAGCAACGCTGAAAAAGCTGCTTGACCGCTGCAGCAGCACAGAGGCATCCGGCAAGCGCACGACGAAGATCGGCGGTGCCGGCAACGCACAGGGCGGCTATTATGCAATCTGCTTCCACCACGAGGATAAGACGGACGGCGACCTGTGGATCCTGATCAAGGGCAGAAATACCGCCGGCGCGACGCTGACGTTTGCGACGGACGCGGGCACGACCGTGGAGCCGGAGTTCAAGGCGCTGCCGCATGATAGTGACGGTACGCTCGTGGAACTGATCGAAGAAATTCCGACGGCTTAATTTTGACAGCGGGGCTTTCACAGCTCCGCTGTCCCTTTTATGGGAGGAGAAGTGACCATGCCGAAAACAATCAATTTCAACAGCATCAACCGGCCGTATCTGCGCCTGATCATGCAGGACGATGCGCAGACGACCATTGACGTGACCACACCGACCGAGGCGATGGTGGAGGAGCTGACGGCGACTGCGCCGGAGCTGGAGGACGTGCTGAAGACTATGGATGCGAACAGCATCCGGGCGGTATACGATCTGGCGGCGCGACTGATCTCCTGCAATCTGATGGGGCTGCCGGTGACGGTGGATGACCTGCGCGGCAAATACCGCATGAATCTGGACAGCCTGATTGTGTTTTACAGCGCCTATGTCGAATTCATCGAGGAGCTCACAAAAGCAAAAAACTGATGCTCCCGTACTATCCGCAAGCAGATAGTGCGGGAGGCCATCAGTACGTCATCACGTCCTGGTGGAAACGGCTTGTGTCTGCGTATACTGGCCTGAACTTTGCTGAGGTCGGCCAGACGGACTATTTGCAATACCTGATCTGGCGGCACGATGCGTATATCTACGAACTGAGCCGCACAGAGGCGGGGCAGGAGTATCTGAATAACGCCTGGCGCATGGAACAAACAGAGCCAGACCGGGCGAAATTGCGCCAGAAGATTGGAGGGAATGCGGCGCATGGCAAACAATAAAATCAAAGGCCTGACGGTCGAGATCGGCGGCGATGCGACGAAGCTGGGCAAAGCGCTGCAGGAAATTGAAAATAAGTCGAAAAGCCTGTCCGGTGAGCTCGGCCAGGTGAACCGGCTGCTGAAAGTAGATCCGGAGAATACTGACCTGATTGCTCAGAAGCAGCAGATCTTGAGCGAGGCTGTGGCCAACACCGCCAAGAAGCTGGAGACGCTGAAAGCGGCAGAAAAGCAGGTTCAGGCGCAGTTTGAGCGCGGCGACGTATCTGCTGAACAGGTGCGCGAGCTGCGCCGCGAAATCATTGCGACCGAGCAGAAGCTGGGCGGCTATGAGCGAGCGGCTCAGGAAACGGCCGACGCGATTGAGCAGCTTGGCGGCGGCGCGGATGGTATCAGCGACATCGGGAAAAAGGCCTCTGCCGCGGCTCGTCGCGTGGGAGACTTGTCCGATGCGGCGAAAGATGCCGGCGAAGGTCTGGGTACGGCCGGCGTTGCGGCGGGCGCATTTGTTGGCAATTTGGCCAGCGAGGCGTTCGGGAAAATCGTCGACGGGCTGAAAGAGTGCATCGAGGTCACGCAAGAGTATCAGACAGCCATGGGCAAGCTGGACACAGCGTTCACGACAAACGGCTACAATTCCGAGGCGGCATTGAAGACCTATAAAGAGCTGCAGGGTATACTCGGCGAGACGGATCAAGCTGTCGAGGCGGCCAACCATTTGGCCATCCTAACCGATAACGAGGCGGATCTGCAGACGTGGACGGATATCTGCACGGGCGTGTTTGCTACCTTTGGCGATTCACTGCCGATCGAAGGCCTGACCGAGGCGGCGAATGAGACCGCAAAGGTTGGGCAGGTTACCGGCCCGCTTGCGGATGCACTCAACTGGGCGGGCGTGTCCGAGGACAAATTCAATGAGAGCCTGGCCGCGTGCACGGACGAGCAGGAGCGCCAGCAGCTGATTATGGATACGCTCAACGGTCTCTACAGTGAGGCATCTGATGCCTACAAGGAGACCAATGCCGATGTGATTGCGGCCAACAAGGCAAATGAGGAGTGGACGGCATCCATGGCAGCCGTCGGTGCAGAGTTTACGCCATTGGTTGCCGAAGTGAAGGCCATGGGCGCAGAGCTTCTGGATAAGGCTGTCCCAGCCATTCAGTGGGTAAAGGATAATCTGCCGACCGTTACTGCCATGATTGCTACAGTGACTGCGGGAATCACAGCGTTCAAGGTGGCGCAGCTCGCTGCAATCGCGTCGGAGCAGGGCATGACGCTGGCGCAGTACGCAGCTACACAGGCAAAAACTGCGGCCACATCGGCGCAGAATGGCCTGAATGCGGCGATGAAAGCGAACCCAATCGGCTTTGTTATTACTGCTATTAGCCTGCTGGTGACTGCCTTCATGTATCTCTGGAACAACTGCGAGAGTTTCCGCTTGTTCTGGCAGAACCTCTGGGAGGGCGCAAAATCAACATTCCAGTCGGTTTGGACGTGGCTGTCGAACTTTTTCACGGTCACGATACCGGATATCTTCAATACCGTGATCAGCTTTATCGAAACCAACTGGCAGGGCCTTTTGCTCCTGCTCGTAAATCCGTTCGCAGGCGCGTTCAAACTGATCTATGACAACTGTGAGGGATTCCGAACAAAGGTCAATGAAGTGGTGAGTGCCGTTCTGAACACACTGCGCGAGCTCCCGGCGCAGGTGCTGAGTGTGGGCCGCAATCTGGTGGAAGGCCTGTGGAACGGCATAAACGATAAACTCTTGTGGTTGAAAGACAAGATCAAGAGTTTTACTGAGTCGGTGCTTGATTCTATCAAGCACTTCTTTGGCGTCAATTCTCCGTCTAAGAAAACAGCATGGATCGGTGACATGCTCGATCAGGGTCTTGCGAGTGGCCTTTTGGACAATATGCAGGATCCCGTGCGGGCCATGCAGCGCGTGAGCGACGGCGTCCTAAGCGCCGCCGGCGGAACGTATCAAACGCAGATGTCTGCGATGCAGACGGCGTGCGCACCTGCGGCTGGAAATGTCGGGATTTCGGCTGTGCTGGAGCGCATGGACCGGCTCGAGCGCGCCATCACGTCCATGCAGATCTATATGGACGGAAACGCTGTGGTCGGCGCCGTTGCGCAACGTATGGATGCGGCGCTCGGTGATATTTACAGGCAAAATGAAAGGAGGGCGGTTTATGGAGTTTGACTGCAAAATCGGCGGTGTCAAGTACACCGGCCTGGAATTGCTGGATGTGCAGATTAGTCTGCCGACCGTGAAAACGCAGCAAGAAAGCATTCCGGGCGCCGACGGTGTAATCGATCTTACAGATGTTCTGGGTAGCGAGCCGGCCTATGGAAATCGGGCCGTGAAACTCCGGTTCGGATTCGATCCGTCTGGAAGCTTCGAATTCTATGCTTTTGCGAGTGCGGTGCATGGCAAGCGCCTGAAGCTGGAATTGGGCAACCGGGTCGGTTACTACATGGGGCGATTCATGGTTGGTGACATTGACAAGAGCAAGACGACAACGATGTTCGACGTCACGGTAGACGCTGATCCGTATCTGCTGGAGTCGACGGAGACCACCATCACCATCCCCGTGCTGGCGGCATCGAGCAACCTGATGATCGGCAAGACGCTGACCGTCGTTGGATCGATATCGTCATACGCGCATGTGTCCGGCAGCGGCGCGGACACGGAGCTGACCTTGTGGGCCGGTGACAACCCCACAGTCGAAACCTGGGTGCGTGTGCAGCTGCCGTGGCCTACGGCCGGGTCCTGCATCGTGACGGCAGAGGCGACGCAGGGCTGGTACGAGATCACGGACGCTGACGGCAACGCCTACAACGGCGGCTCGGGCTGGTGCGGAGATGTGCCTGCCAATGGCCTGTATGTCACCATGCACGCGCGCGGCGGACCGGTAGACCAAAACGGCTATTTGCGCCACATCCAGATTTACAAGGCTACGCCGACGTCGCTGGCCTTTTTGGCCAGCGAGCGCCTGCTGTACCCGGCAGTCGGCGGCGTCACGGCCGACACGACGATCATGCGCTGCTCGCGGCCGTCCGCGCCGGTCGAGCTGCGCGCGGGCGAGACCGTCAGCCCGTACCTGTCCATCCGGCGCGAGCAGGACTATGCTTTTGCGGTCGCCGCTACCGCCGGGCAAATCACCCTGACGGGCCGTAGGGGGTGGATGTGATGTATGCAGGCTATGTCGACGGCCGGCTGCTTTTTGCGGCCGGCATGCCGGGCTACGAGATCGTGGACGGCACGATCAGCGAGGCCGTCGGCTCCGCCAGCTCGGCGACGATCAAACTGCCGCCGAGCAACGTCATGCGCGACGTGCCCGTCAAGCGCGCGTCCGTGATCTCCATCCGCAAAGACGGCGTGGAGGTCTTTCGCGGCTCCGTTGTCGACACGACCACGGACCTGCGCGGCATGCGCACTTATAGCATCGATAGTGCCATGATGTGGCTTGCGGATATCTGCAAGCCGCCGCATACAATCAATGGGATGGCGCTGTCGACATACCTCGGCGCGCTGGTGACGCAGTACAACGCCGGCTGTCTGGCCGGCAAGCAGGTCAAGCTCGGCGAGGTCGGCGCGTCGCTGCCATCGATCACGCTGGCTGCGAGCGAGTACAAGTCCATGCTGGACCTGGCCAAAGAGGCAGCATCGGCCTCAGGCGGCGAGCTGCGCATCCGCTATGCGGACGGCTCCGTCTATCTCGACTGCCTGGCGTCGTATGACCACCGCTGCTCGCAGACGGTCGAGCTGCGCAAAAATCTCCTGGGCCTGACGGATGAGATTGACGGCGCGGACCTTGTCACGCGCGTCTATCCCGTCGGCAAGGACGGGCTGACCATCGAGGACGTCAACGGCGGGAAGGTGTATCTTGTCAATGCCGCGGCAGAGGGCATCTATGGGCGCATCGACGGCACGCTGCGAGCCGATACAGACGATGCGTCCGCGCTCAAAGCAACGGCTGCATCATATCTGGCACAGCACAGCGGCCTGTCGCGCGGCATCCAGGTCACGGCGGCGGACCTGTCGGCGCAGGACATCATGATCGAGTCCTTTGCGATCGGCGACAGCGTCCGCGTGGTGTCTCCTCCGCATGGCATCGACACCATCATGCAGGTGTCCAAACTGGACACAAGTCTGGTCGGCAGCAAGTCCAGTATGACGATCGGCTGGGGCAAAAAGTCTCTTACCGGCAGCGTCTCCTCCAGCGGCAGCCGGTCGACCAGCGCGTCGCCCGGAGGCAGCTCCAGTGCGGACGTCATCATCGACCAGGGCACGACCGGCAAATGGACGTGGCGCAAATGGGCGAGCGGCATTGCCGAGATGTGGGCGAAGTTCGATACGGATAAGCTGACGATCGACGAGGCATGGGGGGCGCTGTACTTTGGCACGTGGATGCGCCTTGCCGTGAACGTCAGCGCACGCCAGTATCCGTTTTCGTTCACAGAAGAACCGACGGTGACGGCATCGTATATGGGCGGAAGCGGGGATGCGTGGCTGATCTCGCTGTTCAGCGCGGCCGACAATCTCAAAACCAGTGCACCGGCGTATGCGCTGGCGCGGCCGAATCAGGGCACAATCAGCGCCCCGCGCATTGCCTATTATGTCATCGGAAAATACAAGTAGGAGGTAGCTATATGACCATTACGATAGCAGACGGGCGCGGGGCGCTGTGGCAGTGGGACACCGGGCGGCGCTTGCGCGTGGGCGTCAGCGTGCCGCAGCCCAACGCGGCGGCGTGGGAGGCGGAGAGCTGATGGAATTTGTTTCTTGCGATCCGTCAAATTACCGCGCCGGGCGCACGCAGCCGGTGCGGTACATTGTGATGCACTACACGGCAAACAACGGCGACACCGCGCGCAACAACTGCGATTACTACCACCGCGTGGGCGGCCTGCAGGCCAGCGCGCACTATTTTTGCGACGAGCACGGCGTGATGCAGTCCGTGCGCGAGTGCGACACGGCGTGGCACTGCGGCGCAGAAGCCGGGCAGCGCTACTGGCACCCCGAGTGCCGCAACGGCAACAGCATCGGCATTGAGATGTGCAGCCGCAAGCGCGCCGACGGCAGCTACTACATTCTGCCGGAGACCGTGGCCAACGCCGCGGCGCTGGCGCGGGAGATCATGCAGCGCTATGGCATCGACACGGAGCACGTTGTGCGGCACTACGACGTGACGGGCAAGCACTGCCCCATGCCGTGGGTGGATGACCCAGCGCAGTGGACGGCATTTCTGGCCATGCTGACGCTGGGACGCACGAACGAAGAGGAGGATGAAAACATGGTAAAGTACAAGACGATTGATGACGTCCCTGAATGGTACAGAAGTGAGGTTCAGGAATTGATGGATGCTGGCGCTCTGAAAGGCACTGGCAATGGAGCCATCGACATCTCTGAAGATGTCGTGCGCGGCGCGATTATCGGCATGCGCTATGCCGAGGCACGCAATCCGCGCTACTACAGCCTGGACGACGTGCCCACATGGGCGCGCGAGGAGACGCAGAAGCTGATCGCCCGCGGCGCGCTGCAGGGCGACGGCAAGCACGCAATCAACGTCACGTATGACGCGCTGCAGGCGATGATCGTCTGTCAGCGGATGATTGACGCCGCTGGCGGCGGGAAGTGAGGCGCGGATGTCGGAGGTTATCATTGCCGCGCTGGTCAGCGCAGCGGCCGCCATTGTGGTCGGCCTCATCAACAGCCGCGCGCAGCACAACAAGCTGATCGCGGAGCTGGACAAGCGCGACGAGCTGCAGGCGTATCGCATTGAGCAGCTCGAGCGCAAGGTGGACAAGCACAATCAGGTCATCGCGCGTACATATAAGCTGGAGGAGTGCACCGAGCTCCTCGGCGAGCGCATCAAGGTGGCCAATCACCGGATCGATGATCTGGAGCACAAAAATTAAGAGGAGGACATCATTATGGAACTTGGTATTGCATCTGTGGCGGCGATCACCGCCATCACTTACCTTGTGGGCATGGCCGTTAAGGCGACCGAGGCCGCAGATAAGTGGATCCCGATCATCTGCGGCGCGACCGGCCTGATCCTCGGCGTCGTCGCGTGGGCGATGGGCGTGCCGGACTATCCGGCGCACGACTGGCTTAACGCTGCGGCCGTCGGCATCGTGTCCGGCTGGGCGGCGACGGGTCTTAACCAGAGCGTCAAGCAGCTGACGGATAAATAAATAATTATAAAGATAAAGCAATTCCCGGAGGGCTTCGGCCTTCCGGGAATTTTTGCTATACGTACAAATACGTGCGAAATATTGTTGACATACGTGTTTACACGTGCTATAATATAACCATCCTAAGCGATTGGAGGGCCTCATGAAGTACAGTGAACTCATAAAGCTCTTGCAAAAATCCGGGTGTGTTGTTGCAAGAGAGGGGCGCGGACATACGGTGTGGTGCAACCCCGCAACCGGGAAACGGTTCACAGTTGGACGCCACAAAACAGAGGATGTGCCGACTGGTACATTGAAATCAATTTTGAAGAGTGCGGGGCTTGAATAAAGCCCCTGCACTACGACTAAGATACATAATGTAAGAGCGTAAATGAAAAAGGAGAGGCTATGACTACTAAGTATGTTTATCCGGCAATCTTTGAAAAAGAAGATTGCGGATACAGTGTGTATTTCCCAGACGTGGAAGGGTGCGTTACATCCGGAACGACATTGGCAGAGGCTATTGAAGCGGCGCAGGATGCGCTGTGCCTGATGCTCTATGATATGGAAGAGCGAAAAGAACAGGCTCCGGCAGCTTCGGATATCTCGGCAGTGCAGTGCGGTGAAAACCAGTTCTGCAGCTTGATCGACTGCGACACGATGGATTATCGAAAATTCTATGATAAGAAGGCTGTAAAGAAAACGCTGACGATTCCTTCGTGGCTGAATACAATGGCAGAGCGCGAAGAAATCAACTTCTCTGCGGTTCTGCAAAAAGCGTTGCGCGCTGAGTTGAATATTTAA